AAAGAAAATACGTTTGATACATTATCGTTTGCATCTATAACGTGTCTTCGCGTTAACCGAGCTTAGATCCGGACAACTCCACGAACTCTATTGACTGCCAGTCGATCCTATTTCAGGCCCATCATAAGCACACTCCCGTTATAAAAATGTGTTTATGGTGGACCTGCTGGGTACTGCCCCCAGGTCCTGTTCAGCGTTTGAATTGCTTCAACGTTGTAGTGTATTTATAGCATACTATAATAGGTTTGTCAAGAGAAGAACGTAAATAAAGTAACAAGTATAATGGGCGATTTGATCAACGCCTTGGAATATCCAAAACTTTTTGGAGTTTGTTTCGATATCATAATATCGCATAAGTTTTGTTTTTGTAAAATCAATGATGAAATGTAGAACATAGTCTAGCATTGCTATCAGAACAGAATTTTGGAAGGATGTAAAAAACAGCAAGACTATAAAGGTACAAACCGCGTGGTCTCCTGCGTGTATGTATCCCTTTGAACTTTTTAGATTACTTTTGTCTCCAGAAATAAGTCTACTTTGTAGCACCAGATCAGCTAGAGCATGTTTTACAACTAGCATGAATAATAACATGGCTTCCGCCATATAGATCTCCTATTCTGGAATGTGGACTACTTTAATATCGACTGCTACTGGTTTGCCATTGTGGTCTGAAAGTTCGTATTCAATAATCATACCTTCTTTAACTTTCTTAATGCCTGACTTTCTAAATTCAGACACGTGACAAAAGAGGTCTTTCTGGTCTTCTTCTCTTGAAATGAAGCCATACCCTTTGACATGATTGTACCATTTCAGCTTACCTTGTTGTGTCATAGTTTGCCCTTCTAAGATTAAGGAGGATTTCTCCTCCTTAACTATATTTATTTACATATTGTTCTTTTTATCTTGGATCTCAGCTCTTCGAGCTTTTGCCAATTTGCCCATTTCGCCAAGAGCTTTTCTTGCTCTAGCGGCCGCGGCCTTCACACCTTTTGTATCAAAAGACTCTGCTTCTGCCAAGTATGCTTCGTAATGAGCCTTAATTTGTTCGTGTATGTCTGACATATTATCTCCTTTAGTTGACTACTTTTAGTCCTGTTGTTGATTCTACATATTGCTTTGAGGTTGTTGGACTTGTCTTAGCAATGAATACAACATTACTTAAATTTATAAGCATCTCTGTATCCATACTAACTGTAAGTGCATAAGGAACCATACCGATTCCTTTCTCCGTCATAGTCAATACCATAGGTTTCTTAACCTTTATAGAATCGTCTTTCACTTCTGTGATTCTAGCTACTACTTCTTCACCAGCACCAGTTTTGAACGTCACGGTATCTCCAATACCATATGGTTTTTCAATTAACATTAGCCTACTGACTCTCCTGTTCCGTTAAAGCCTGTGTCTTCAATATACGACATCAGTGCTTCGTATCCTCCTATATAAGTATCACCTATAAAGATTTGCGGAGCAGTTCTTGGCTGTGCTAACCCTTTTTCTTCGAAAAGAGCGAAAAGTTCTGGTGGAGCAATGTCCGAACCAATTAACTTTTCTTCATATTGGACGCCCAATTTCTTAAACTCTGCCTTTGCTTTTAAACAGCTAGGGCAATGTGTTTTACTATAGATTGTTGCTTTCATCATAATTTGAAGCCTTTAAGTACATCCTTGTCTACGTCTTGTTTAATACCACCAATGATATAACTTTCTACTTCTGTTTCCTGTGGTGCTACTTGAAGTCCTGAGCTTGAAAGCCAATGTTGTGTCCAAGGTAATGGGTTATTATTAAGTGGACGATCGTAAATTGTTTTATAACCAAGTGCTTTCAATCTCTTGTTAGCAATAAACTCAACATAGTGATGTAAAAGTTCTTCGTTCAAACCAATTATTGCTCCGTCCTTGAAAAGATAATTTGCCCAGGCTTTTTCTTCATTTACACAGGTACGCCACATATCAAGCACTTCATCTTCGCATTCGCGAGCAATTTTTTTAAAGTCTGGATCATCATTTCCTTTGATCCAATGTTTCAGAACATGAGTTGATAGATTCAAATGTGTTGCTTCATCTCTTGCTACTAATGATACAATCTTAGCAGAACCTTCCATGTTCTTGGATTCAGCAAATGAAAATGTACATGCGAACGATACGTAAAAACGCAATCCTTCTAAAATATTTACATTCATCATTGCTAAAAATAATTTCTTCTTTACATCATACATAGTTCCCTGTTTACGATGGAACCAATCGTCTGCGGCTAAAGTAAATCCATCATAATTTTTAGTTACAGATTCAGCTCTTCTTAAAATTTCTTTATCATCTAAGATTGTATCAAATACTTCACTAGGATCTGGATAAACATTTTTAATAATGTGTGTATACGAACGTGAATGTATTGTTTCAAAAAAGTCCCACGTTACAATACAACCTTCTAGTTCAGGCAAAGATACATAAGGTAAGAAAGCCAAGCTAGGTCCTCTTCCTTGAACACTATCCAAAAGTGTTTGATATTTTAGATTAGCAGTAAAAATGTGTCGTTGCTCTGGTCTAAAATTAGCGAAGTCTGCTCTGTCTTTTTGTAAACTAACTTCTTCAGGTCTCCAAAAGTAACCCAACATTGTTTGGTTAAGTTTATCAAACTCCGGAAATTTAAATACGTCATATCTCTGTGTGTTCTGGTCAGGACCAAAGAACATTGTCTGCTTTGTAAAATCTACTTTATCTTTATTGAATACTGTTTTTGCCATTTCTATTTTCCTCTTTGTGTGTAACTATTATACTATCATAAGACTCATAAGTCAATCTTTAAATAGCACAACTGTCACAATATTCTTCATACTCCTCATCGGTACCGTTAAATTCTGTTCTTTCAACTGGATTCTCTTTTACGTTATCGTGCCAGCCTAAGTTATGTTGAGGTTCTTCAACATCGCCATCAGTTTTATAATCATAAGTGTTCTGATAATAAGAAGTTTTCCAACCGTACTTGTATGTATTTAACAAGTCTTTAAGCATTACACTCATCGGAACTTCATTATTATCAAAGTGTGTAGGATTATAACTCCAATTACCACTAATTGCTTGATCGAAGAACTTTTGCATTACTGCTACGATATTTATATATCCATCATTGCTAGGCATATCCCACAACAACGTGTAGTTATTCTTTAACGTTTGATACTGCGGAACAATCTGCTTAAGAGGCCCTTTTTTTGACTTCTTAACGGACAAGAATCCTCTAGGAGGCTCAATTCCATTTGTTGCGTTCGACACAACGGAACTGCTCTCCGAAGGCATCTGTGCGGACAATGTGCTGTGCCTAAGACCGTGCTGTTTAATGTCTGTGCGAAGATTATCCCAATCATATTTTAATTTTATAGAACATATCTCGTCTAACTCCTTTTTATAAGTGTCTATTGGGAGTATTCCGTCACTATATTTTGTGCGGTCATAATAATCACATTGCCCTTTTTCTTGAGCAAGTTTATTACTTGCTACCAATAGATAATATTGAAAAGCTTCTGTTAACTCATGTACCTTAGTAAGTGCTTTCTTATCAGAATACTTACAACCATTCTTTGCTAGGTAGTGTGCTAACCCTATGTACCCTATGCCTAATGAACGCCTTGCCTTAGTGCTTATTTCGGCGGCTTTGATAGGATATTTTTGATAATCTATAATTTCGTCTAAGGCTCTTACTGCTAGATCACAAAGTTCTTCTAAGTCTTCTAAATCTTTAATGATACCAATGTTAATAGCAGACAAAATACAAAGTGCTATTTCACCTTCTTCGTCATCTATATGGTTTAAAGGTTTAGTTGGTAATGTAATTTCCTGGCATAGGTTGCTCATATAAACAGTATCCTTAAAGGAACTATGTACGTTCGCATGATCAACATTCATAATATAAATTCTACCAGTTTCAGCACGTTCTTTAACCAAAGCTGAAAACAAATCCATGGCACTTACTTTTTTCTTTTTTATCTTTGTGCTTTTCTCATATTTTTCATATAAAATTTTAAATTCGTCAGCGTCTCCAAAGTATGCTTCATACAATCCTGGCACATCATGTGGCGAGAAAAGAGTTATATCGCCCTGGGACAACAACCTTTCATACATAGTTTTATTCAGTTGTATTGAATAGTCTAGCTTACGAACTCTATTGTCCTCTGTACCTTTGTTGTTCTTAAGCACAAGGATATCTTCTATCTCTTGATGCCAAAAAGGAAAGTGTGTTGTAGCACTTCCGCCACGTACACCATTTTGTGTACAACATCTTACAGTTGCTTCAAACTTTTTAAGGAACGGGACAACACCTGTATGTGCTACTTCTCCACCCCTTATTTTAGAGTTGATTCCTCTGATACGTCCTGCGTTGATTCCGATACCTGCTCTTTGTGCCGTGTATCTACCAATCGACATATCACTTGCGAAGATACTATCAAGGGTATCGTCACTGTCAACAAGGACACACGAAGCAAACTGTCTAATAGGCGTTCTGACACCGGCCATGACTGGCGTTGGGATATTAATTTTAAAAAGTGAGGTCGCATCATAATATCTCCTTACATAGTGCAATCTATCTTCTTTAGGATATCTAGCAAATAGTGTAGCGGCGATCATCATATACATGTGTTGTGGTGACTCGTAAATTTCTCCACTGCTTCTATCCTGACACAGATACTTATCTACGATCTGTCTCAGTCCAGCATAGGTAAAATTCTCATCTCTATTATGATAGATATACTTCTCCATTTTAGCAAATTCGTCTTCGGTATACATATCAAGGATAGCTGAGTCGTAAACATTTCTTTCAATGTTTTTCTTAATCATTTCATGTAAGGAGATCTTTTCAAAACCTCCAAATACATCTTTGTAAATTCCGTACAACAATAACCGTGCCGCGGCATATTGATAGTTTGGTGCTTCTAACGATATAAGATCGTTAGCTGATCTAATCAACAAGTCTTGTACTGATCTTGAAGCCATGCCTGTAGCAAATTGTATGCCGGCATTCATTTGTATTAAACTACTTGAAACTCCTGTTAGTCCTTCACAGGCAAAGTTTACTACTTTGTGTATTTTTTGTATATCTAACGGCTCTTCTTTCCCGTCTCTTTTAATGATATGTATATCTTCCTTCATTATACTTCCTTCATAATAAAAAATATTTAGTGGAGCGGTGGCAACTTGTATACCTTTTGTGAGACAACGTGTTTCGGAAGTTCATCAACAGTAATTGCTTCGTTGTAGTATCCCAAAATTATTCCTTTGTCTAGATATACAAGGTACACCAAATTGTCTTTTTGTGTATCCTTACTGATATGTATCTCAATGTCCGCACTACTAAACCTATCAGTTAACTGTAAAGTATATGCCATTAGTTGTGCGATTTCATACTCAGAAAATTCATTTTTCTCAATCAAGTGCCAAGGTTCAATCTTTGCTTTTGGATCCCAGGCATTGGTTTTCTTTGCTGATACATGTAACTTGTTACAGAACTGTACCAACGCATCAAACGGCCTTGGGTGATCTTCTAATTTGTTTCTTAGATTTTTCCAGACTTTGATTTTATCTTCTAGCTTGTTACCTAGCATTTATCCCAATACTTTGATCTTAAATGTAAATTTTCCTGTGTCATTTGTAACTGAGTTTAACACAGAAACCACGATTGTGTCAACCGAAGATATACCATCCGTGTTTACCAAACTAGCTTGAAACTTCAAAGCTGTTTCGTAGTTACTGTCGCCTTGGTAATCGTAATCATCTATAAAGTTGACGGAACTAGTAGATTGATCTAGTTGGAATGTCATCTTTCCACTTCGTTGTGCGTTTACCAATGTGCTGTTATAAAAATAATCTACTTCATAAGTTCTAGTATAGTCGCCTGGTAGCCTGAAAAAGTATGTGTAGCTTGAAGTTTCTGATACTTCCAAAGAATGGTGTCCGCCTAATGTTGCGTTCACATATCCTTTGATTTCAGAAATATATGGTTTATTAGTAATAAATGTTTGTCCATAAGAAAGATCTGCTGTCCTTGTAAATGAATCTTCAACTGAAGAATTACCAGGAACAACAAAGTCAATAACACTATAAAGAGCATTTCCTTCTGTTCCTCCTACGTTACCTACACTTTCAAAATTATTATGCGTACTAAAGTTATTAGTACCATTTTGTATAGCAATCGCTTCTCTGTCTATGTTTTTAAATTCACTAAATCCAAATTTGTTCTTACCTGGACCTGTTACCTGTCCTTGTGAGCCTAGTGTTGTATTTTGTCCAAACTGAACACCTTGTCCTAGGTTTGTAAAATAACAGCAATGAAAATGGTTATTATATACATCATCATCGCTTACAATTCCTACACTCATTCCATTAACAGATACATGATCAAATTTATTCTCTTGGGTACAAACAATACTACTTAAAGAACTAAGTTCAAGTCCAGCATTGGCTCTAGTAATAGCAGTTCCTGTAGTCCATGGACCTGTAATTCTTATGTTTTCAAAATTACTCATTTTACAACTTTGTAATTTAAGTACAGGTTGTGTAGTTTGTGTTGTAGCTACTGTAAAGTCTTTCATTACAATTTGTCTAGGTTGATTAACTGTAGTGCTTGAACTATCATCAGCATACGAACCAGGTGTGCTTGATTCATTTACTGTTTGAAAAACAATAACATTGTTTGTTACATTAAATTTTGTTTTATCTTTACCTGCTCCAACAATAGAAGCAAAAGGTGGAATATAAATTGTAGCTGTAATTTTATAAACTCCCGCAGGAAAGTAAAGTGTTGCTCTACTTTCTTCTGTGCCTTTTGTAGAAGTGTTTATATATAATTGATCAATCGCACGTTGTATTGCTATTGTTTGATCTGATCCATCACCTGGTGCTCCAAAAGATTTGACTGAAACAAGTTCATCTAGCCTTTGTTGTAAAGTTCTTTTAATAGGTGATGTAGAAGTAAGTCCTGTTGTAACAGTCTGTCCTCCTAAATATGTGTATGTATTAGCTAATGTAAAGAGATCATCATGCTCAGTAATAATTTTAGTATTACCAACTGCTGGTGATCCTTCAGCAACTGAGCCATTTCCTATGTAAAGTTCTCTTGAATCTACTGCCCAACCCAGTTCACCACCGGATAATTGCGGTACACCAGAACCTTGGTTCTTCTGCCCTCTTCTAACTTGTATTCTGGATATCTGTACGACTGCCACTATATACTCCTCAATTCAATAGTATTTATGCGTATTTGTCGTAATACTTATAAACTCTATCCCACCATTTTGACTCCCATTTAGCAAAGTCATCAGGCAGTAAATCAAATTGTTGGTACTGTAGATCTCTAGAACACATGAAAACATGTCCTTCTTTAATATTTGTATCATACAATTCATTATGTGCTAAAGCATAGGCTGTCAATTGTAGATAATAATCTTCAACCCATTCTTCTTTTTTAGGTTTGTTAGTTTGTTTGAAATCCATTATTGCTGGCTGTCCTTTGTATGTACCGACTAAGTCAGTAGTGCCAGCATAAATCTTTGGGTGATATAGCTGTACTTCACTACCCCATATCTCTACATCATTCATAACATTATCTTTTATTTGTTTTGCCATATTATGGGCCTGTTTAGCATAAGGATTTGAACCTGGTTCACCCCATGTTCCTGACTCAACATAATCTTCTAAATACTTGTGCATCCTTGTACCAACTCCAGATGCTTCTGTTACAACCTCTTTTGCTTTTTGTTCTCCTACACGTTTCCGCCAAGCTATTAGATGTGTTTTATCTTTAGTAGCATCTAAAATTGTAGTTACACTTGCGACAGAGTTTCCATCTGGGCAGGCGTAAAGTCTTTTACCTTCAACACTTGCTTTTTTAATTTCTTTATAGTCGTACTTGTTTTTTATTAATGTCATTATATGATCCAGTTATAAATTGCCCTAAGTGCTAGACATAGATAAAAAAATTCCATTAGGGCTCTTGGAATGTCTCCGTCTTTAATTCCCATGTAAACCCAAATTGAACATGACATGGTTGCTATTGCCCAGCCCATCCATTGTGTATCTACATTGGCGTTTGATAAAATAAATGCTCCAATCATAGCAAGAGCGAATCCTATCCATCTTAATCCTGATAGTTCTTTGTAATATCTTATTTTCATTCAATATCAAAATCCCACACAAAACATCTACGATTATCTCCACATGGATATGCTCCATGCCATACTCTATCGTCCATTACAACTACCATACCGGGTGTAGGATGAAACTTATGATCGTATGAATACCCATCTGGATTTTGTAATACTGTTGATAGGCAACCGTTAAATGGGTTTTTCTTTTTTGGTTTAAGTTCGTCAAAGAACATTACACTTGAAGCAAATCTTTTATTGCTTTGATCAAATTTATGGGTTGAATGAAAATGTCCAGCTTGCCAGCCTCCGGGAAAATAGTTGATAGTCCATGCCTTGTGTTCTTGTTGTGTTTCTCTGTCTGTAATCTTTTTGATTGGTACTTGAACTTGTTTAAATATATCAAGGAACCAATCTTTATAATCTTGTCTTTCCTTTTCCCATTCTTCGTTCCTAATAGGTCTTTGTATGCCACTCACAGTACAAGATCCTTTACTAATGTCTTCGTTAGTAAAATCAAAAAACTTTTCTAAGTCTTTGTAATTAGGGTAATGTGCTGATACAATCCATTGTTGATTGGGTACAACATATAATTCTATATCATTTACTTTGTTTATCAGGGCCATTTATGTTCCTACTTCTAAACATAATAAGGATCCACTGTAGAGTTTGGGTCGTCCATTCCAGTCACTTTTTTTACTTCGGGTATGTAATGTTTCAACATATTTTCAACACCTAGTTTCAAAGTAATACTGCTACTAGCACATCCAGAACATGCTCCAGATAGTAACATAAGGGCATCACCTGTTTCCATATCAAATTCTTCTAACTTGACTACACCACCGTGCATCTCAACTGCTGGTTGGATATGTTTTTCTACAATGAAGTTAATATTTTCTACTATTTCTTCTTTAGTTTTATCGCTCATTATATTGTCTCTATACAGATACTACACTAATTTATCTGATTTGTCAAGTATTATTTTAAAGCTGATTTTGCGGCTCTTGAAGCCATTTGGTCTACAGTATCATTTTCGGGTTCTGACTGTGGTGCTTCGCCCCCTTTGAGCACCACGCCATTTTCGTCGAAACTTGCTATTAATTCTTGTACTCTGGGATCATTATTGTAAGCCTTGACAAAACTTTCTCTGTCGTAATGCTCACTGCCTGCGTTATCTAGGAATTTGTTTAGGTCGTCCCAGCTTAAACTGGTTGCGCCTTCTTTGTGTTTGAGGTGTAATATCTGGGTAAGGTTATCTTTTACGTCTTCCCTTAACCTATAGCCTTTTTTTTTGAATCCGCTAAAAGCAGACCTAATCTTTTGCTTAATTCTACACTTTCTCGTTTGGCCCTATCCGCCTCTTCATCTTCTCCTGATGCTGGGCCTGATGCTCCAAACTCATCGCCTACTGGGTCTTCTGCTTCTGCTCCTGCTTCATCATCAACTGTAGGTTCCATTTCTGGCTCCTCCGCAGGAACTTCATCGCCCATTGTTGTTGGTGCGCCTTCTCCAGTCAAGATAGCTACGCCACCTGTCAAGGAGTCTCTAGTGCTTTCCAATGAAGTAAACAATCCTTCGAGTGCCGGTTTAACTGTGTTAATGAACTCTTCGGATTTGTCAATGCCATATTCGTCTCTGATCTTGTCGCCTATTTCAAGCATAGATTCAGTTTGCATTTCTGCTGTGTCTTCCATCCAGCCTGTCACTCTGTCTACCATGTCCTTTGCGGCCATAACAAGTGCTGATTGTTCTTCTGCGCCTTCAACTATTTTTTCATCTGTTTCAGGTTTTTCTTCGCTTGAGCTATCCATTTCGTCAATAGCTTGGTTAATTACATCAAGAAATAATTTACTTTTTTGATATGAATCATTATTGACAGATTCAAAACTCTCATTTGTTTCAATCTGTGATAATTGTGTTCTAAGTTTGTTTCGGGCATCTTCGAGTTGCTCACGTGTGAACTTAGATACATCTATTTTTTGTCCAAATCTTTGTGCTAGATTCTCGTTTAAAGATTTAGCTGTTATTGGTTTTGAAAACTCGTTTATAAGCATGTTTTATTCCTTGTATTGCAACTACGTATTTATTTATCAAAGATTAACTTTTCTAATTGGTCTAAACAGGACCAAGCTCTGTCTACAGCAATATCATATTTAATCTCAGCAGTAGTACTAGACTCTTCATTTTCGGCATTTTTCATCGATCTTTTAGCAAATAAAGCATCATTGTAGTTCTTACACACGTCATGATCTAATGCGATTATGTGTTGTATACGATAATTCTTATCCACAGCAAGGCCTTTAGCAATAGCAACTGCCGCCGTTTTAGAAAATACTGTTTCTATGTGCTTATTACACCTACAATCAAATACTCTATAGCCATTACTATGTTTACGTATAACCATGTGTTTGATTCTTATACTGTTCCCTTTTTCATAGGGAATAGGTAGCTCTTTTAAGCCAGCACTTATAATTTCATCTAATTGTTTTACGTAGGTTTTGTTATAGTTCATTCACAATTACCAATACTGATCCATCATCTTCTATTATTTTACTTACTAATGCTTTACGTATTAGGCCGTCTAATATGAATCTATCTCTCTCAGTGAAATTGCGTAATGGTATTGGTGTTGCTGAGCATTTATCTAAAACACTCTTTTCTTCGTTGCTTCTTTGTATTTCGAAACTTGTTAATAATTCGTTTATTTTCATCTTGGAATCAAACTGCTTAATGCGGATTTAACAATAGGATCGTTTTTCTTTATTACAGTTTTTGGAGCATTTGGTTTCTTAGGATCAGCAAAGGTTACCTCATCTCCTTGAACCTTATCTACTTTGACATTTTGTCCACCGACAGGAAGTTGTGATCCTACTTTTAACATTTTATCTGCGGCTTGACTACTAATATTAGTCGCAATATCTTGTCCTGCTTTTGCTATATTTTTTGTGGTATTTGCCGCGACTTTAGCTGTGCCTGTAGCTAATTTAGAAGCACCTGTCTTAACTGCTTTTCCAGCTGTCTTCAAAGCTGAAGCTCCCATCTTTGCTCCTAGTCTACCAGCGGCACCTGCCGCCTTGGCAAGTCCTGTGCCTGCTAGTCTTGCTCCGGTTGCTATTGCCGTCCCTGCTACCTTTGCCGCACCAAGTGCGCCTGCTCCTATTGCTCCTAGTGCAGGAAGTATTTCATCTAACTGTTCTTCAGTCAGATGTGGATACATCTCTCTGGCTTTTTGTCTTTCATCAACTTTAAATTCGTGTAAACGCATTTTTTATTTTGCCATTCTTTTTTGTGCTTGGGCTACAAGTTGTTTCCATTTAGCTCTTGTCATTGGATCAGATAAAACTGCTTGTAATCCTTTTACATGTGGAGCCAACTCTTGTGATAACTGTCCAGTTATACCTTGTCCTGCTCCTATTCTTTGTGTAGCTTGTTGAAACTTAGTCTGACTCGTTCCGCCTGCTAATCTTGATCCTTGTGCCGCTCTAGTATCTGCTTGTTTCTGTGCTATCGCCGCCTTTGCTAGATCTGGAGCCGCGGTTGCCATATCACTTGCCGCACTGGCCATATTTTTAGTCGCCGCCACAGTACCTTTACCAAAGGCTTTTAATTCTTTGCCACCTTTTTTAGCCAACTCGGCACCTTTAGTTGCTACCTTTTTACCAAGTTCAGCACCTTTTTGAATAACTTTTTTACCAACCTTCTTTACCACAGGTTTAGCGGCTTTGTAAGCAGTTTTACTAACGTTTTTGACTGTGTTTCCAAAGCCCTTAACTACATCTGCCGCTTTATTAAAATCAACTTCGTTTAAAACAGCATATTCAATTTGAGCCTCTGTTGCTGTAGGAAACATTTCTTTTAGTTTTTGTCTGTTAACATCTTGTTTTATTTGTTTCGCTTCTTGAAGTTTCATTTCATTCTCCTAGTTTTCTTAACTGAACGTTTTGTAGGTTTTAACCTAGTCGTATTAAGCCTTTGTAATCTTTGACTTGTTGGACTCGTTCTTTTTGTAAACCTCGTTTTTACCTTTATTAATGGGCTTCGTTTAGCTTTAGCCTTTTTTATACTTATCCTACTAGAAACCCTAATTGGATTACTACAGGTTTGTGGCTTTGCTACAATTCTGCCTTTTTTCTGTCCGCTTGTACATCTATATTTACGGACAACCTTTCCTTTTTTCCTTCCAAAAATCTGTACAGCGCCTTCATCAACTATCTCAGATATAATCATTTGATTCTCCTGTTCAGTCTTTTCAGTGCTATTGATGCTGGATTGGTTCTTTTTGTTCTCTGTGCTTTTCTGACTATTCTTGCTCCTAGTCTTGCTCTAGTTCGCTTCATAGACATTCTTGCTTTCATGTTAGGAGAAGCAAAACATTGGGACATGTTAGCAACAATTCTATTTTTACGTCGACCTGCCATACATCTGTACTTCCGAACGAGCTTTTTACCTCGTCTACCCCAGATTTGTTTTTCATTTAGGTCCGTGGATGTGATGTCTGTTACTAGCATAACAGTATTTATCTATTGGTTTAGTTAAAGGATATTAATAGGACTACGATGGTTGATAGTAAACCTGCTACGATAGTTCCAGTAGCACCAAGAACGACTTTCATCATAGCTTTATTACCGCTGGTAATATCAGCATGGATGTGTTCTACCTTTACTTCAATCTTCTCTAAGCGTGTTTCCAGATTGATGTAACGCTGTTCGCATAAATCAACATGTGCTTCTAAGCTCTCACGCTCTAGTTTTGTGGCTCTTGCCATAATCTACTCTCCATTCCGTACTCTCTCGAGGAAGGGGCCTTCATTCTATGCCTGATTATGTGATGTTTGCCTAATAAATGTTATGTTCTTTGCCTTATTATCTTTTGCTCTAAATACATTATTATTTATCTCGATGGTCTCATCTAAGCCAGGTATCACAGGCACTAGATCAAAATCATTTTGTAAACTTTCAACATCTGGTATCTGTCTACCTTCGTCAACCCTAGCTTCTAGGCACCACACGTTATGGCTTCCTTTGTAATCTGAACCAAAGCCTAGCTCCTTTAATTTTTTTTCATCGCACTCAATTAAACTAGGTGCTTTATCATAAAAAAAGTTCATAGTCAACATCAAAGTCTGTAGAAAAGTCATAAAGTTTGCCTGCTGATGATTTAATTTTTGATCAGCACTTCTATAGCTCTTTGTTTCGGTGATGTCTATCAATGTGTATACTTGGAGCATACTCTATTTACCGGTCATAAAAAAAGGGCTCAAACAATGTGAATGAGCCCTTTTAATTGTTTTAGTAAAAACTTAATTACTATTATTATACAGCAATTACAAGTGTTTTATCTGTTACAGTAGCGCCTGATAAGTCAACTGAGTCAACTGTACCTAATGCTCTGATAGCCGCTTGTAAAGTAGCCGCAACCACTGAGTCTGTACCTTCAGTCATGAAAGTCTGCTCTGTGTTTGAGTTACCTAATGGACCTGCTGACAAAATTGTAGCTGTAGTAGCGATTGTGTCTAATACTGCTTTTTGTGCGCCGTTTGGTCCTGCTGAACCGTTGATTGCGTTAATGAAATCAACTGTAAAGAACTGTACGTCTTTACCAACTACTTCATAACCTAATGTAGTAGCTGTTGGGTTTACTTTTGTTATTCCTGCCATTGTTTTCTCCTATTTTCTCTTAATGACATACTTCGTTACTCTACGAAGTTGTTATATGTATTTACCAAAGTAGGAAAATTACTAGCTTTTAGGGTGTTTTTTGGCTCGATTTTCTAGAGTTCTTAACATTTGTACAAAACCAGGGCCTGCTTTTACGATGTTATCTATTGCTGATATAGCCGGTATGTATGCTTGTACTACGTTTGCGGGTATGCTTTTATTATCTTTTGCTAATTCTAAAAACTTTTTTGTCAACAACAAGTTCTTAGCACCAACAAGATAACGATATCCACCTAAGTCTTTGCCTGTAACCTCTATGTCAGGTATACTTACTTTTGGTTCAGGATCATTTACCTTAAATATTTCTAAATCTTTAAGTGCAGAAAGTTCTTCTATATAACTTATTACGTCACCTGTTCTAAGTTTAGCTCTTGCCGCTAATAACAATCTTGTAATAGTGCTTTGTTTTTCTCTTGTTGAAAGTCTATTGAAAGAAAATAAATTTCTTCTTACAATTTTATAATCTGAATTTGTTATTCTTAGTACGCCTTCTAACCTTATAAAAAGTTGTTGATCATCTACGATAGGTTGTCGGCCATATCTAATTCTTTCAATGTATCTATTAAAATGCATTGTAGGAAATTGTGTGCGTTCTCGCATTTTTTGTGCCGCACCTGGATCTTTTAATTTTTTGGTGGCATCTACGTCACCAGTAATGAAATACACGAAGTTGTAAAGATCTGTTCCGCTTAATCTAAAATGTTTGTAACTATCATATCCTGATGTATTCCTTGCGTATTGCTGTACGATAGGAGTAGTACCTGGAAACTTTCTTAGGACTTCCAATACTAACATTGTTAGGTAAGCTCTCTCACAACAGTCTGTATAGGTAAGAGACCGTGGTCCGTTTCCTCTGGTGAGTCTTGCTTCGTGTATTTCTTTAATAAAATCCATTAGGCGTCTTTAATCGCCTGTGCTAACTTATCTATTCCGTCGTTGTCACCATCTGGGTCTGGCACAGATTTAGTAACATCAACGTTACCTGCCTTGACTTTATCAATAATGTCTTGGGCTTGTTGTGCTGTTACGTCTGGGATCTTTGACATTATGTCTGGGATCTTGTCCTCTTTATCAGCATCAATTAAGGCTTCTGAAAACTTTAAAGCATTTAACCATTCCTGATCATCTGGCCATTTAATGTCACTACTTCTTGGACTCAATGCCGCTTTGATTTCACGTCCTAATTCTGCGTATTTTTTTTGACTATCTGTCATATCGTAAGCACTACCACCTTTTACAGGTATTGCTTCTTGATGTAGATCATTCTTCATGTCTTGAAATTGATCACCGTCCATCATTTCTGTCATCTTCATTGTTTGCTCCTATCGTTTTACGGCTCTATTAGCCGCTGTAAACCCTGCTCTATTTACTAGTTTCATGTCTCCGCCAGGGTGTGCTAAGACATAACCTTCTCCTCCAGGCTGACCAGCTGTGGTTGCCTTTACAGAACTCTTTTGATTGTCTAGTTGAGCGATGATATTATTCTTGACTTTCATAATGCCACCTACTACGTCCCATAGACTCTTAAATGCTTTCATATTTTGTTTGATATATTGTGCTATCTTATCTTTTTTAACTTGACTAATCTTCTCATGATTCATCAGCCAGCTCATAAAATCTCTACCGATTGAATCCAATGTGCCTCTATCAACACTTTGGTTTACATAGTTATAAAGTATATCATCAAAGTTAGTTAACTTCATTTCTCTTAATTTATTCTTATCTAATAAACTATCCAAGTCAGCACTATCATTTTTTATAATTTGTCCTAGTCTTTCTATTTCATCGTTAGGTACCTCTGGTGGAGTTTCAACACTCATAGGAGGAACTACCAATAAGTCGTTTCCTAAAAACATTCCTATATCTTTTAAAGGTGATTCGGATCCATCAGCATCAACCAATCGGTGTATGACCACTGCTGTTTTAGATCTAGCAATACGTTTCCCTAAATCACTTGCTACATCAACAGCATATTCAACCCCTCCTGGATTTGGTTTAAACACAAAGTTGTTTTCAACTACCTTAGGAGTATCATAATATAACAGATCTCCTTTGAAGTAACCAATAAAGTCTTTTGGTACAGCTCTTTCAAAAGTTTTAAATATACCAGCCATATTATTAGCAAAGGCTATACGTCCTGGATCATCTTTATTCTTTCCACCGCCACGGTTAAGCATAATGTCTTTTAGTTGTTCTGGACTTTTTGCTTTTCCATCTGTCTTGGTTGCTGTAAAGCCTCCCTTGTCAGTAAGTATAAACTCGCCATTCTCATCACGTCCAAACACAACTGCGGGAGATCCGTCCCATTTGATTGTTACGTCCTTGTGTCCTCCGCTTGCCATATTTCTTAAACTTGCCAATGCCCTCATTGCTCCTCTTGAGCCTTCGTAAAAAACTAAATCTTCTATGTGTTGTATCCTAGCGCCTTCGTTGATACTTTCTAGTTTACTTTCCTTAGCATCAGCAGGCTTCTTAGCAGACCAACTCTTGTATTTTTTTCTATCAGTCGTCGGTACACTAATCTTATCATATGATTTCCCATCAGCACTACGTCGATAAAGATCTACCATTTGTTGACCTCTAGCAAGTTTATCGTAGGCATCATCATGTTTCTGCGGATCATATACCTGCCACTTTGCTTGTGTAAATTTCTTTACCTGACTCTTGGGAACGTTTTTAAACTTTTTAAATGGTTCGTCCATCTGCGGATTTAAAACCATCTTTACCAAGTTACCAGTAAGTTTGTCTCCTGTAGCCGAAATCTTATCACCAACAGCACCTATAACTGTTTGACCACCACCTGCTTTTTTATAAGCATTAGCCATAGCACCAAAGCCACCACCTGCCGCTCTACCCGCATCAAAACCAGCCTTGGAAGTTTTAATTGTATTTTTTATTGTGTTAAAACCTCTTTGTATAAGTCCAGGTTTAAATTCTTGAGAAGGGTTTTTTGCCTTTTTTTCTGCTATCATTATACCAGCTCTAATATTTCTTGATTCAGGCATAGGTAATCCTTGTGCTTCGATGTTTTTCTTGAAGTCTGCTATAAGTTCGTTATAATCTTTTCTACCCTTAATGGCTTTATTAATACTTTCTACGCCATCTAGGTCTTGTCTGTTGGCTGTAGGTCCAATAAGTTTTCTAGCTATCTCTTCTGGATCATTTGTAATGACTTCGTTAGTTTCTCTATTTACTAATCCTTTTGTAGGAGACCATTTCATTCCTTGTGCTTTAGCTAGACTTGCCAACATAATCATTCTGTGAGCACCTTTGTATATTGTTCCGTCTCCTGATCCTTTTAAAGCAAATTTCATCCATTGTGGGTCTCCAAACATTAAGTCTGTTTGGACAAAACCATTTGCTGAATTTCCGTTAATTGGAGTTTTAAAATGTACATTTGTGCCTGACTTTGCTACCCATTGTCGTGGATTATCATTAGGGTGATTTTTTTCTGCCCATGCTTTTAATAATTGAAAAGTAGCTTCTTTGTCTACCTTCGAAGCATCAACGGCAACATCAATATCACCACTTGATGCTTTGATACCTGTGCTACCTAGCTTCATATCCTTATGCGATAAGCCAGTTATTTTTTCAACCCAGTCTAGTGTAGGGTCTACAGCATCACGACTGATCCTTGTTGTAGTAGGTTTACCGTCTTGGTCCTTAAATATATTTCCGCCTTCTTTAAGTATCATTCTTCTTGCTCTCTTTTACTTTTAGTATTCCTCTTTTGAACTTTCTCGGATCACCTGTCCTAACACTATTTAAAAACCTACGTTCAAGCTCTAAGGCTGTATCAGCATCGTACTGCTCATTTATCTGTCTAAACAGGTTAATAGTGCTTTGAATTAGATTATTACCTGTGCTTTCAATCAAGGACTGTTTATCCTTGTGTAGATTAAGGTTATTAAGTTCGTCGAGTATACTTCTAGTAACTTTTTTCATTCTGTTGTTCCTTACTACGTATTTAGCTATGCTTAAGATAAATATTTAAACAATGACAAAGGGGAAAGTTTAACATGGGACAGTTTAACGCCAAGATTATGGCAGAATTTAATCCACCACGTAAGTGGATTTTGGGCAGAGATTTATCATACACAACAAAAGATCTATCAGTAGAAGACATCAAAGCATTAAAAGGTGTTGGTGTAAAGGTTAAAAGAGACACTAATAAAACAGAAACTATCAAAGTACCTACAGGATTTGTAACAGATCTAGCATCTGTGCCAAGAGCTTTGTGGTGGGCAATAGCACCATTTGATGTTGCTAGGGCGGCAATAATCCACGATTTACTATATAAAAGCATTAGGCAATATCGTTGGAAAATGAAAGACAAAGAAGACAAAGAGTTAATCAAAGAAGCCAAAATTGCATCTGATAAAGTTTTTAAGTTGGCTATGGAAGATGCGGACCCTAAAATAGCAGGTTGGAAAATATATTCATCTTGGAAAGCAGTTGATCTATTTGGTAATAGTTCGATTGTACCTACAGAAAACAATATATAAAATCTCCTAATGAAAGAATGGTTATTAATACTTGTGACAGCCATGGCTGATGGATCAATAGAAACAGAACACATTGCTACCTACGATTATCTCCCTCGTTGTGAGTATTCAGGTAAAGCAAGAAAGTTATACTTTCCGCATGAATCAAATAAAACTTTTGTATGTTTACAAGAATCTGTACAATCCAAACATTAATGATCCCGTAAAAGCACAGCCTATTGCCATTGCTACCCAAAAACCAAAAGCAGGTAAAAAATAAACAAATATAGGAAAGAACAGTAAACTTACCAAAACAAAGTAGATAGTCTGATAACTCAAAGTTTTAAATGTTTGCACGTCAACACCCGCATAGTATAAAAATATAAAAGAAACAATGCTTGCCAAAGGTATGCCTAGTACGAAAGCACCTATGGTTGGGTATCTCTGACT